GGTGAAACTGCTGCAACAAAAGCAGATAAATTTTTTAAGGCCGAAGATCAACGTGAAGCAGAATTAGAAGCAACAAGAGCAAAAAGTAAAGCAGCAACACCAGCAGCAGAAAAAGGTGGCAAAGAGGCAGCACCAAAAGAAGAAGGTGGTGGCATTGGTGGCCTGTTGAGTATGCTAAACCCAATCAAACTAATTGGTGGGTTGATTACAGGCATCGTTGGTGGTTTTACTTCATTGTTTAGTGGTGGTTCAATACTTGCTTTGTTGAGCAAGATATTCATACCTGCAATGTTGATTGGTGGTCTAATCAATGGCGTGCTTGACGGTATTAAAATATGGAAAGAAAGCGGTAGCATTGTAGATACACTTGTTGCTGCACTTGGTGGTTTTCTAAAGTTCATTACATTTGGTTTGTTCGGTGAAAAAGAACTTCGTCAGGGCATGGATACCGCATTAAAGTTCATGATGCCATTGCTTCTTGGTGTAACCGAAATGTTTGATAAGTTTGTTGGTTGGATGAAAAACAACATTGGTTTTCCAGGATTAAAAATACCTTTAGCAGAAGTGACAACATTTGTTAATCCTTTTAATGATAAAAAGTATGGACCTTTATTAAACGACATAAACATTCCACCGTATTATCCATTTAAAAAAGATACAGGAAGTACAAAAACTGAAAGTTATGAATCGTCTGCAACAAAGTCACTCAAAGAAATGCAGACAAAACTTGATACTGGTCAAGGTGTATTTTATGATCAAGCAGCAAAAGAAAGACTGGAAGATAAACCAAAAGAAAAAGAAAAACAAGAAAAACAAAAAGCATCACAACAAGCACTTGCTGAAACAGTAGGCAAATCGCCCACACCTGACCCATACAGCCCAATCAATGCTGAAAAAAGTCAAGATGCCGCAAAAGGATTTTTGAGTTCTAAAGTTGGTATCAATGTTGACCCTTCTTCTTCAACAGGTTATACAGATCAAGCAAGTGGCAAACCTGTAACCGAAGAAGAAGTTCGTCGTAAAATTATTGCCGTTGGTGGTGAGCCAACTAAAATTTTACAAATGGCAAAAGGCTCAAGCACATCACCAGCACCAGCAGGCGCCGATGGTGCAACAGGTGCGGTTGGAGCCTCTGGCGCAACAGGTGCAGCGGGGTCGATGGGTGCTATCGGTGCAGCCGGTGCAACAGGAGCCGATGGTGCAGCGGCATCACCAATGCCAACACCAGCAATGTCAGCACCATCAGGTTCAGCAATATCATCAGACTCATCTTTAGTCGCTGAAGGTCAAAGAATGGATGCGGCGGCTGATGCAGGTACAGTATTAAATGCACCAACAACAAACAATACTTCAGGACAACAAGCACCTTCTTCCGAAAGTATTGCCAATCCTTACAACTCAAGTTTCATGAATAACTATTTAATGGCATAAGATGCTATCAGAAAAACTTGGGTTGACAATAAGTAAAAAGGTTTTAAATAAAACCTCAACAAAAAGAACTTCACCCACAGTCAAAAAACTTCAAAAGACTTCTTTAAATTTTATGGCAATTTCTAGAATTGCCAGAGATTTAAACATCATTCGTCAGAACATAATCAAACTTGTGCAGATTTATGGTGGTAAAGCATCAGAAAAAGAAGACACGCACTTTTTAAAAGATGATGAACGTGAAAAAAAGTTTAAGGCTTTACAAGACGAATTCATCAAAAAGAATACATCATCTGAAGATGACGACAAATCTTCAAAAAGTAAATTATTTAAAAAATTAAAAACCTTTGCAAAAGACCAAGTAAAAAAACTCAAAGAAAAACTTTTGAAGTTGTTTGAGAAACTAAAGAGTCTTGCAAAGCAACTATTAAGTAAACTTAAAGACTTCGCCAAAAATGCACTGAAATACTTTGAAGAAGCATTTGAAAAATATCTACGACCAACGGTAGACAAACTCAAAGGCAAACTTGAAAAAAAGATGGCCAAGATGGCAGAAAAATCGGCTGTCAAAGTTGCGTTTAGAGGTCTTGCAGCAGCCGCAGGTCCTATTGGTTGGATTGCATTAATCATCTTAACTTTATGGGATGGTGTAACAGATGCATGGGAAGCATGGCAAACAACAGGCAGTCTGTATGAAACAATCAAAGCAGGTATTGCTGGTCTTGTTGATTCATTAACATTTGGTTTGTTTGATAAAGAAACGGCTAAAAAAGTTATTGACGGTACAGTAGACTTTGTAAAAAATCTACCCGAAAGAATATCAAATTTTATTAACGATGCATCTGACCATATCTTCACGTTTGTCAATGAAACAATTGATAAAATATTAGAGTTAAATCCACTTAAACCAAAACCGTTAAGTGAAAAAGAACTTGGTGCGATTGTAGACCAACAAAAAGCGGCAGAAGATGCGGCAAAAGCAGAAGCAGAAAGACAAAAAAAGGTAGCAGAAAATTTACAAAAAGCACGTGAAATTATTCTAATGAAAACAGAAGAACGTGATAGACTTTTAGATGAAGTTGCTATATTAGAAGAACAAGCAACTGGTGCGCCGTCCGAGTCAACCAAAAAACTTCAACAAAAAAGAGAAGAACTTCGTACCTCTGAAAAAGGTTTGGCTGATGCAATCGAACGTGAACAGCAAGCCAAAAAAGAAGCACATGCACCCAAACCTTCTGCACCTGGTGGTGTGCCGCCATCCGCACCAACTAAAGTTTCTGGTCGTGATGAATTGGTAAAAGTGATTGTTAAAGAACTACAAAATGCCGGTATTACAAATCGATTTGCAATCATTGCTACACTGGCTAACGTGCAAAAAGAAACCGGCTTTAAGAACTTTGAAGAAAACATTTTAGCATATAAGAATACACCTAACGAAAGGATTCGTCAGGTATTCACAAATAGAGTTAAAAACTTTTCTGATGCTGAACTACATGAAATTAAAAAAGACCCATACAAGTTTGCAGAAGTAATCTATGGTAAAGGAACTACCATTGGCAAGGGCATGGGTAATACTGCTGAAGGTGATGGCTTCAAGTACATTGGTCGTGGCTTCATTCAATTAACCGGCAAAAATAACTATGCATTGTATGGCAAACTTACCGGTGAAGATTTAGTCGGCAATCCCACACGATTGTTTGATCCTATTGTAGCAGCAAAGGTAACAGCCCAGTTTATTCTTAAAGGTGTCGGAAATAAAGTCAATTCATTTTCATCACAGTCGGAAGCCAATCGTGCAATCACACAAGCAATTGGTGGTAAGTCTCTCAATTTAAATCAAGGTATTGGTGCTGAGATATTAGCCAAAGTTGACAAGTATTCTTCAGATTTTAGTGGTGTTGAATTGGCATCAGCAAGTAAAGAAGTATCTCAAGACCAAAGAGAACAATTAAAACCAAAAGAAGCAGATGTTGTAAATGTGCCACAAACAAATAATACAAAAGCATATGATAACAAAACTATAGTACCACAAAAAGATAACTCTAATGAATTGGCAACTGCAAGAGTAGCATGATAAGAGAAATATTAGGTAAATCTATTTCAAATAAACTTTTTGGTTTATCGAAACAAGACAAAGAAAAAGAAGAGCAAAGAAAAAATACTTTGCTTGGTGTTGCTTCACTTAAAATTATTGCTAAGAATATGTTGGTACTTCCAAGAATGGGAAGAGACCTTAAAATTGTCGCAAAGGGCTTTGGTAAATTTCTTAAAAATGAAACGGGTGAAGACCCAGCAAAAGAAAGTTTTCTAAACAGACTTGCACCAATCAAAGATAGATTTACTCAAGTAAAACTCAAAGAGCCAAAAGAAAAAAGAGAAAAGAAAGAAAAGAAACGAAAGTCTTTGCTTGAAATAATTTTTGGTCCATTAATTACAGCAGCAACTCTTCTATTCACAGTTTTCATTTTCAATAAAGATTTGGTACTGCAAGTATTGGAAATGTATGGTGGTGTCGAAGGCATTATTGGTGCAGCATTAGACTCAATGTCATCATCAATAAAAGACTTCTTTGCATCATACAATTTTACCGAAACAATAACAGAAGAAGTATCTGGTCTAATTGAATTTTTAACATTCGGTTTAATTTCCAAAGATGATGCCAAAAAAGTTTTACAAAGCATAGGTGATTTTATTTCTCCTGTAACAAATGCAATAGGGTATTTTATCGGTGGAATTGGTGACTTTGTAAGAGAAAAACTTATGTCTTTTGGTCGGTCATTAGACAAAGGACTTGGTGTACAGACAGAAGGTGTCAAAGAAGAAAAAAGAAAAGCACTTGAAGAAGACCCATATGCGAATGCAGTAGAAACAATCAGGGCTCTTGATGAAGATATTTCTTTACTCAAAAGCAGAATCGTATCTCTTAAACAATATTTAATAGAGAAAAAAGAATACGAACAAGAAAAAGCAAAAGGCAGAGTTGATAGAGAAGCACCAAAACCACCACCAGCAATCACACCAACAAAACGAGTATCTGATAAATCTATTTTTGCAACAAAAGAACCTGCAACTTCTGCAAGACCTTTAGGCACATCAATAACAGGCACACCAAGTGAAGTGCCATCTGGTCAACCAACAATAAAGCCAGCAGGTAATCTGGACAGCATCACAAAAAAAGCAGATAATAATATAGACACATCAAAATTCAATCCAGAGTTTCAACGCCGCATTGAATTAATGGCCACAGCATTCAAACAAGAAACTGGCAAAATGCTGATGATCACATCTGGTTATCGCTCAAACGAAAAACAAAAAGAACTATATGATGCAGACCTGGCCAAGAACAACGGTAAACCAAGTGGTAAAGTAGCACAGCCTATGGCACCTCTAGGTCAAGGTGCAGGTAGTGTTCACATGAAGGGCTTCGGTGTTGACATTAACAGTAAAGGACCAGATGGTCTTAATGTTCTTGCTGGCACCAGAGACAAACCAACTGGTTGGTTAGAAAAGTTTGGGCTGATTCGTAATGTTAAAGGTGAAGATTGGCATGTCACTATTGCCGGTGCACCACCAACACCAGACGATGCGGAGGTGCCTGATAGCAAAGGTAATAAAGTTGATGTTGCTACAGGTAAGGTGATTGAGGGTGCAAACATTGGCAAGTCATCAAATGAAATTGCCATGGAACAACGTCAACAATCAAAACCAAAAAACCCTACGGTTGTAAATGCTGGCGTGACAAACAACACCACTGTCATTAGAGATGAAAAAGTAGTACCGGCATAAAAAACGCCACCCGAAGGTGGCGCCGCAGTTTAATCTTCTGCTAGAGACTTGAAATAGTCTAGTTCTTCATCTTCAATGTCTGGTGAAGAACGTGGTGTAAACTCTTCAGCCTTTGTCTTACTTACTGGTGCAGCACCATCAAGACCAAGAACCTTATCAAGTTTTGCTTTCAACACATCATATGACTTGAAGTGTTTGGCATCAAGAAACTCTTTGAGTGAGTATTCTTTTTTCCACAGTGCTTCAAGTTTCGCATCATCACCGTCAAACAATTGTGAAGGAGATTCAAACTCAGACTTGTCATAGTTGCGATAACCCTCAACTTGACGAATCTTGATTTTGAGGTTAGCACCATTCCAGAAATCAAATGGATTGATTGCTTTCTCATCTTCAAATTGAGGATTCATTGCCTCAGTCAGTTTGTCAAAGATTTTTTTACCAAACTTGTACAGTTTGATTTGACCTTCGTTTTCTGGATTCTTAGGATCAGAAACGACAAGCACATTTGAGATGTAAGTCAAACGGCGTTTCTGCTTACGTGCAATTTCTTTGTTTGCTTCAATACCAGAGTTCCACAACACAGAGTTATATTCTGATACAGGATCTTTTTGACCTAGTGTGGTCAAAGAGTTTTCGATGTACCAACCACCTGAACCTTGAAAGCCATGATTGAATACACGAACCCAAGGAAGAGCATCATCACCATCTGCTGCGGGTGCTGGCAGAAAACGAATAACTGCCATACCATTACCAGCCTTGTCTGTTTCTGGTTGCCAAAAACGTTCATCGTCTTTAGAACCTTCTGCTGGTGTGTTAATTGATTCAATCGCTTTGGTGAGTTTATCGAACGAATTGCGATTGCTTTTGAGACTAGCAAAGTCTGCCATATATTACCTCGTATAAGTTAGTTGTTAAAAGTATGTGCGTCTTGTCCACATGATTCATTATATACATGTATATATGTGTCGTCAAGAACTGATTGCACGATTTTTATCGTTTTAGCCGTTTTTTTGTGAAGTATACCTATGCCATCTGCCATATTAAAATCATCGATGACATCTTGGGTATCATCAATAAGAATAATATCAGATTTGGCATAGTTTGCTTTCAATTGACGACCAGGTACGATATTGGCTGTAAAGTCAATGTGATGTCTTTTCAACCAAACCTTTTTCTGCCGCTTCACCTCTTCATGATGCATACGACCACCAGAAGAGGAAAGTATCTCAATCGGTATATCAAGTGAGATGATGTACTTCAATAATTCTTTACCACCAGGATACCATTCAAGTGTTTCAAAGTTTTTGCCTTCAACAAATCGATTCCAATTGTTATCATGTTTCTCACCACGTTCACGGGTACTTAATGCTTTTTGTTTGAATATCTCTTCGTATCGTGTATTGAAGTCAGACAACACACCATCCATGTCAAGATATATTTTCTGTATTCGCATCGTATTCTTTCTTTAATATAAGTTTGTATTTTGTTGGCTCAAATGGTATGAACGGTGTATACTTTTTTATCTTTTGACTGATATTTGGGTAATGAATTGTGTCATCAATCTTTCGATCCCATGATGGTAAAAAGTTGAGTATATTGTTTAAGATACAAACAGTCTCAAGTGAAATCTCATCATGTAAAAGTTTCTGTAACACCTTAGGATATTCACCTTCATGTACTATAAATGATGCATTAGCGTCATTATGATCGATTAATGATACAATTTCATTTGTGAAGGTATAGGTCAACGACTGAATGATTTTCTGTCGTTTGCGATACTGAATGTTTGACTCTTCACCAAGTAAGTTTCCCACCCAAACATTAGAATCGTGAATGAGATTAGCAACAATAAAATCACGACCTTGTTCATCATTTGTAAATCTACGACTCAGTTTGTAGAAGTGCCACTTATCTTTACGATTCTCAAATGCATCAATACTGGTGCTTACTTTACCATAATACTTAAAGTAATCGTAAGAATCTGAATTGAAGTGGAGTTTGAGGGAAGTGTATAAACAAAATGCTTCATAGCCCGTCATATCGGTAAACGATTACCTTTCACTTTTAACATATTCAATCGTTCTGCTTGTTCGTGTATCTTTGATTTGAGATTTGGTGTAATGAGTGAAGCAGCAACCTCTAACTCCAAGCCAGTCTCTTTACAATGTTCGGTAATGGCCTCAAGATATGTGTAATCTGTATTGGCCACCAACCTCTCTATTTGCATAGAGAACTTTAGCATCTCATCTTTTGTTGGCATTTATCGAGATGAAATATTCGCACCACCCATTGTGCCAGGCATATCAGTTGACCACGAATAAACTTGTTCAGTAGTCAGTGGTGCCATCGTTGGATACTGATTAATCTGAGACAAATCGATTGGCTTAATACCAGATATATCAGCGGTTGTCAAAGTAGGAATTGGTTCAGGTTTCAAAGAACCAAATGGCCAACCATTGTTAGG